GAACCGGGGCGGGGCTCGGAGACCGTGAAGTCGTCCGTGCCGTAGGCGTCGAGGTTCCCCGAGTCGCGCACGAGGTCAGCGACAGCGCCCAGGATCTCGGCCATGCGGTCCAGCGCTTCCTCGGCGGTGGCGCGCTTGGTCATCAGCACGAGGTTGATCGTGAACTCGTCGTCGAGGATCAGCCGACCGGAAGCCGACGGGCCGTCGATGAACGCGCCTTCGATGTCCTGCACGAACACGTACTCGTCGTCGCGCTGCTTGTCACCGGGCGGGTAGGCCAGGACGGTGCCGATGCTCAGGTCCGGGGATGCCCGCAGGATCTCAGCGAGCCGCTTGGCGCAGAGCCACTGGGGGGTCATCCGATCCCCGGCATCCGAAGGTCAGGGAACGAGTTCCAGATCCGGTCCACATCGTCCCAACCGGTGGGGCTACCAGCGTTCCAGTCGGGCCGCACGAACGACGTGAACTCGCCAGTGGCGCGCACGTCACGAGAGGATCCGCCTCGGTCCATCATGGCGGTCTTCTCGACGTACAGGGCGCACGACCGCTTGAGCGCAGCCGGCGAGCCGAACCCGTGCGGGTACACCACCACCACGACGGTGTTGGGATCCCAGTGGGCCGACTTGCGGACCACGATGCCGTTCTCCAGGTAGTACCCCGTTGAGGCGAGCAGGGAGCCGTCGACCGTCACCGAGGTGATCGATGCGACCTGCGGGTAGCGGAGGAGGAGACGGTCCGACACCCCCACAACGGGTCGGACCGTCTCCGTCTCGGTGGCGCTGTCGGGGAGGTCACCCCGGTAGCGCGTGAACGTGGCGTCGTGCTCCGCGATGACCTCATCGACCCAGGTGTCATCGAACTGGTCCGAGTCGATCGGGGAGCCACCGCGCGACACGCGGGCGCGTGCCTGTGCGGCTGTGAGGGTCGCCATGACTCAGGCCGACGCCTTCTTGGCGGCGCGAGCCTTGCGGGCCGGCTTCGGCGCTTCGGTCGACTCGGGCTCGGGCGACGGGGCGGCATCTCGCAGCGGCGCGCCCTGGTGGATGATCTGAGCGGCGACCTCCTCGGAGACCTCGATCTCGTCACCAGCGGGGATGCTGAGCGTGACCTTGGCGAGCCCGTTGGAGACGTTGCGCAGGCGCGGGCGAAGGGGGGTCAGGGCCATGTCGGCTCCGATCGTTCAACCAGTTCGTAGGGCGAGCCCTCGTCCTGGTGGTGCGGGTAGAAGGGCCGCTCGTTGGCGACCTGGAAGAACTCGCCCGCCTCGTGCAGCTCGCACAGCAGCAGGCAGTCGAAGACCCACCGAACGGGGGTTCGGCCGTCGACCTCGAAGTCGGGGATCGTGAACATGTGCTGCGTGGTGCGCTCACGTTCAGGGTGTTGGGCGTCGGTGGTCGTGGCGAAGATGCAGAGCATCGACCCCAGGGGACCGCCGACCTTGAACGCCCAGCCGGGCTTGTAGCGAAGGCTCGCGACAAGCCCGGCTGGAAGCATCAGCCCGTGGTGGTGCAGTCGATGTAGAGGAACCGGAAGTTCTTGTTCGCTCCGGTCACACCGGATCCACCCTCGAGGGCGGCGAACGAGACGGTCACCTCGTCGGTGTCGGTCACGCGGGCACCCGCGATGACCGCCGAGGTCGGCAGGGCCTCCATCGGGATGGCGATCACACCGTCACCGACCTTGGGCTGGAAGCCCGACGCTGCGGCCACGTCGACCGCAACCTCGTCGATCTCGGCGTCTGCGATGGTCGGCACCGCGACGGCGATGGTGTCGGACAGTTGGAACAGCGGCGTGGTTGCCGCCTGGACGTACTCGGCCATGGTGGCCTCCTTCGGAGTGGTTGAGAGCAGCACGAAGCGGCCGGACCCCCGCAGGAGCCCGGCCGCTCAGGCGGCGTCAGGGGGTGACGTTGAAGGCGATGGCCGTGTCGTCGTTCGTGGCAGCGCCGGCGAGGGACTGGAAGTCCTCCCGCATGAACGCCACGGCGACCCGCTGGTAGGTCTCGCGGTAGATGGAGTCATCGACCTCGACGTCGAGGGCCATGCGCTGGCCGATCGCCCACTCGTTGCGGTTCACGCAGAGCATGTACGTCTTGGTCGACGTGATGCCGTCCTGCACGCCCGAGGCGTTCAGATCCTCGCGAACGTGCTCGGACACGATGACCGGCACGCCGAAGACGGAGCCGATCTGGCCGTTGAGGATGGTGGCGTTCGGCCCCATCTTGTCGACGGTCAGCAGGTTCGAGTCGCTGAGGAGCGCGTGGTAGTTCGAGACGCCCACGATGAAGGCCAGCTCGGCGGGGTTGACACCCCACTTGCCGAGGGCCTTGCGGACCAGGCCGAGGTTCGCAGCCGACGCCGTGGTGGCGGTGGCGACGGTCTGGGCGAGGGCCTTCTTGCGGAGGCCGTCCCACGCGGTGCGGGGATCGGTCGCGCCGATGGCCTGCACGTCGGTGTCCTGGTGCGTGCCGTCGGTGTCGCCGTCGAGGATCGCCTTCTCCTCGGCGTCCACGAACGCCTGCACGAGCTTCATGGTGGTGAAGGGCAGGATGGCGATCGCGGAGTCGGCATCGACCGAGCGGGACCACAGCGTGCGGGCACCGAAGATCTCGGCGTCGAACGTGGGGGCCACGGTGCCGGGGGTCGACGCGCCGACCTTGGTGGCGGTGTCGGACGTGGGCTCGGCCACGCGGTAGGCCGCGGCGTCCGCACCCTCGACCGGCCACTTCCACGGGTTCGTGGGGAGGTCGATGCGGGTGAACAGCGGTGCCACCTTGCCCGAGGCGCGCACCTTCTCGTGGAGGCTGGCACCGATGCCGGTCGGCACCCAGTCCGCACCCTCACCGGAGGTGTCGACGTCGAGGGCACGGCAGATCTGCTCCCAGCGGCCCTTCATGGCCTTGTGGCTGCGAGCGACCTCGAAGCCCTGCGCCGAGGTGCGGGCCGAGTTGTCGACGAGCATCCCGAACAGGGCCATGTCGGCCACGGTGGTCTGGAAGGACCGGATGGCCTGGCGGTGCTGCGGGGCGAACTCCCCGATCCGGGGGGCCAGCACGAGGTCGTCGTTCTGGCTGCGGACGGCGACCTGCTCCACGGGGTTGCGGGCCGTGGAGTGGGCCTGGAACTGCGCCGCCTTGCCGAACCGGCCAGCGGCCACGGTCTCGTCGGTGGCCCACAGCAGCTCGTCGAGCGAGCGGGAGGCGTGCGCCGGCTCCTGCGGGGTGTTCACGCTGACGGTGGCGTAGCGGGCGCGCCGGGCCTCGGCGCTCTCGAAGCGGTCGGAGTCGGCGCGCTCGATCTCGGAGCGGGTGATCTGCTCGTCGAGCTCGGCGACGCGGGCGACCGCGGCATCGTGCCGGGTGCGCTCGTCGTCCTCGAGCACGGAGCGGGACGCCTCGCGAGCGGTGTTCAGGATGTCGTCGATCTGGTCGAGGAGCGCAGCGCGCTCATCGCGGAGATCGGAGATGGTCGGGGTGGTCATGGTCAGTTCTCCTGGTGGAGTCGGCGGCGTCGCTGTGCGGCTTCCGCTTCGAGTAGGTGGATGGACGAAGCCGGGTCGACGGTCGCCTCGGGGGCGGGGTCGTCCTGGGGGTCCGGATCGGCAGGGGCCTCGTCGCCGGGCGCAAGATCTGCGGGGGCATCGAGGGGCTTGCCGAGGGTGAGGGCAGCCGCGAGTTCGGCACGCTCCTCGTCGCTCAGGTCTCCGAGCACCGACAGGCGATCTTCGAGGAGAGCGGATCGGATGGCGACAAGATCTGCGCCAGAGTTCACGGCGAACGGGGCAGGGCCGTACTCGACCAGTCCCAGTTCGAGCCGTTCGATGACGGGCCGGCCGTTGGGGCCAGGTCGGGAGGGGGCCGACCGGATGATCGGACCCCGGAACGACTGCGCGGTGATCGCACCAGCGCGCCACATCTCCAGCATCTCGTCGCCCAGCGGCGTCTTGAGGTAGCGGGAGCGGGTGAGCAGTCCGCGCGGTTCAGCCTTCACGTCCTCGGCCACAGCGACCGGCTTCGAGAACTCAGCCGATGGCGTGCCGGAGAGGGTGCGGCCGTGGTTGTAGAGCACCTGCAGGCCACCGATCCCGCGTCCGAGCGTGCGGTTGAACGCGGCCCGGTTCAAGATCTCGTCGTAGTGGCCCTGGAAGTCGACGACCTCATAGGGGTCGTCGAAGGTCGCGGCGTAGGCGACCACGGTGCGTCCGTCACCGCCTCGCTCGATCTCGTAGTCGACGAGCGGGACCGAACGGACCAGCTCGGGGCGCTGCTTCATGCTGTGCCTCCTGGGGGCGGCGGATCCGCTGGAACCTCACCGTCAACGGGGTCGATCACGACGAAGTTGAGGGGTCGGCGGTAGTAGTTGAGGGTGTCGGGGGCCGGGAAGTTCTTGACCCGAGCGGCGTACTGCGGGGTCATCCAGCCACCGTCAATGGCCGCGGTCAGCGACTCAGCCTCCGACTTGGCATCACCGCGCAGCAGCCCGGCCGGATCCATCTCGATGAAGTTGCCGGGCGGCAGAAGGTGCGGGTCGAAGTTGACGTACGCCTCGATGCGACGGACCCACGGCATGATCGAATCCGTGACCGCCTCGATCGCCTGGTGCTCGATGTTGGAGAACGTCGCCCGTGCGAGGTCGTAGAGCTTGTGCGGCGGGACGCCGATGATCCGGGCCATCTCCGTGACCTCGAACCCGCGCGTCTCGAGGAGCTGCTGCTGCTCGGGGGTGAGCGAGACCGTGTGGTACTCGGCCCCGTTGCCGAGCACGCCGAACTCGTTGGCGTTCGCCATGCCCTTGTGGAACTTCTCCCACTGGGCCTTCGTGCGGTCCGCCTGCTCGGGGGTCAGCGCCTCCTTGAACGAGAGGTACGCCTGCAGGTGGTTGCCCTGCCCGAAGCTCGATGCGGCGAACTGCTCGGCGGCGGCGGCGGTGCCGATCGACTGCGCCATGTAGGTGATGACGTCGATCCCCCAGACGCCATCGAGCGACAGGCCGGGGATGTGCAGGATCTCACGGGTCGTGAACCCCACGTCCTCGTTGCCGTCGAGCTGGAACACCTTCGTTCCGTCGGACGCCAGACCCTTCTTCACCCGGTCGGGGTGGACTCCTCGGAGTCCGACGACCTGGCCTGCAGGGTTGCGCTTCTTGAACGCGAAGGCGTCACCGCGATGGGTCATCGACATGACCCAGTGCTCGACGAGGGTGAGCCATGGCGTCTCGGTGTCGGGCCGCTTGAGCCACAGCGGATCCGCCCGACGCTCACGCCCACCGGGACGATCTCGGTAGGTGTGAGTCGGGAGGCCGGACACCTGCTCGGCGAGGTACTGCGTGCCGCGCTTCCATGCCGGGATCGACATGGCCCGACGCGCCGTCACCGACACGCCCGAGTGGTTGATCGTCCCCTGCTGCCCGGAGAGCAGCACGCCGAACTCCTCCATCGTCACTGGGTCGGCTGCACGGGAGATCTGGCGCTGCGCGGCGCGTGACGCCACGCGGTCAGCGAGCGCCATCAGGACGCCTCGCCGTCATCGCGGCCACGGGCGTCAGCGAACCCGACCTGCACCGCTGCGGCGACCCACACGAACACGACGACCACGAACCCAGCGACAAGCCCGAGGAGGTAGAACGGGAACGCCAGCACCGACAGGAGGAGTCGTAGCGGCTTGATCTCCTGGGCCGCGGCAGCGACCCGATCCACAGGGCCGGCCATCACGAGCCGCCCAGGATCATGGCGAACCCTGCAGGGACGGGTTCGGGCTCGCTTGCGAGGTGACCTGCGAGGGCCACGGCTGCACCGATGATCGCTGTGGTGTCCATGCCGGTCCTCCGATCGAACAGCCACGCATCCCCAGAGGTACGCATGGCAGCGTGCGACACCGCTTCGGTGAGCACGGGTTGGCGGCGATGACGGGCCTGGCCCGAACCGATCGCGTCGTACAGGTGCCCCGTCGCAACCCGAAGGTCATCAAACGAGGGCTCGTGGACCGTCACCCCCGCTTCACGCAGAGGCTCGATCAAGGTCAGGGCCGGGGACTTGGCGTCGATCACCACATGGGTGATCTCCCGAGCAGCGCACACCTCACGAACCGCGGGAAGGATCCAGCCGATGCCGCGCTCGTGGGCGACGACCTGCACCCCGATCCCACCTTCACGGCAGGCACCGACCGCGACCAGCGAGGCAGCGGACCGATCGTGCGCGACCTCCACCGCGATCGACGGGGCACCGACCAGCCACCCTGGCGAGTCAAGATCGTCTTCGGTGGTGCCGGCTGCGTCCCAGGTCTGGCGGGACCAGACCGCCCACCGCTCATCAGCGAGGTCATCGGGTGGGGGGGGATCCCACACGCCGAGGTGTTCACGGGCGAACAGGTCGGGCAGGTTGCGGAACTGCTCCTCGAGGAACTCCATCCGCCCACGCCCGGACACGATCGCCGGGTTCGCCAACGGCCAGAGCTTCCGGTCCGATGCGTCGATCGGATCCTGGGTGACCTGGCCCTCGTCGTTGAGGTACACGTTCTCCGCGGTGTGGCCGACGTAGCCGAACGCACCAGGGTCCGCCGAGATCGCACGCTTGCGAAGCCCCCACCACCACCGCGACACCCCGTCGATGCCACCCGTGCCGAAGGCGTTGAGCTGCGGGTTCCGGTTCGCGAAGCCCGTCGGGGAGATCGCCGCCACCTGCTCCTGCGTGGCGTGCTGCGCCTCGTCCACGATGATCCGGTCCACGTCATCGACGCCACGACCACCACCACCCGAGCGGGTCCGATACCAGATGATCACG